ACCTTACCTTGTAGTAATATACTTAATACAAGGTAAGGTTATCGATGAAAGGGCTAACAATGGTTGATAATATTGATATTGCTTATTGCATGGCACAGCTTGAGAATAGAATAAGACGAGAATGGATCTCTGCCAAAAACTACCTTGATTATTGTGATGGGAACGTTGAAGATCAGGTGTATGAAAGGATCATTGCTAGGCGGGAAATTATGATTTACGCCTTTGAAGCAGCATTTGGGGTTGATTATCTTTAGAAGTTAGAAATACAAGGTAAGGTTATCGATGAAAGGGCTAACAATGAAGCTTCGCAATATGAGTGCCAGCGTTGATATGGTTGAAACTATTACTCTTATCTCTAACGGTGAAATTATAACCCTTAACAATGCAACCGTCCTTAAATCGTATGAATCACGTGTGGCTGTATATTGCAAAATGCAGGTGTTTCTGCTTCCGCGCTTTGATTACAGCATAACCACATGGAAACATTTGCACGCTTTTATTGATGATTATTGCGATTACGTTCGCGATTGCAGCGCCCGTGAAATGCGCTACAAGGCTGAATTTGAACTAAATAATGGGGAATATCGCTATGCTGATGGCATTGTGCTTGCAAGTGGCGATGTTGTGAGTTACTAGGAGGTTACTATGGTCACACGCAAAGATCTCAAACGACAGCTGAAACTAGCGGAGTATATCTTGAGGATTCGCCGTTATGATGACATCGAGGTTACGTTTGATTGTCCTCTCTTTAGCGACAAGGCAGCCATTAGCATAAGTGGGTGGCGTACCAATTGCAAACGTAAGGTAACCGTGACAGGCACGCGTAAACAGGTTTTTGATGACTTTGCGAATGCTGTATTGGATGAATTTTAGAAAGGAATTGATCATGGAAAAGCGAATTTTTGGGCGTCGTTACAATACCGACACGGCAAAGCTTGTGACTTTTAACGAATCAAAATCTTTGGGGCTTGATTACTATTTTGAAAGTGTTTACAGGAAACGTAATGGCGAATACTTTTTCTATGCGAGCGGTAATGCAGCTACTGTTTATGCTGATTATGAAGATGGCGTGTATACATGTGGTTATGTTTTGATACCCTTGAGAAATAAAGACGTAGACACTATTGTAAAGGTGGTAGACGGATGCGAACTTGATAAGCGGGATTACAAATGTCCGGGTATAGATGATTGTGGACGTTTTGATTGGTTTTACTATTGCACCGTCGTTCACAGCGAATGCGACACCAATATGTTCCGTTGTTAGGCGAACTGATGAGAGTACGCGAACTGACTATTGAGGAGGCATGGCTTTACATGCCTAAACCTCTCAAATCTTTGATCAGGTTTCTGGGAATGTTGATGGGTGCTGTTGTCATAGTCTTGTGTGCGATTTAAGGATAATTCATGGCCATGTTCATCGGTTCGGTGAAGATTTTATGAAAAGTTGAATTTTCAGAACATCCATATTATCATTTATGTTAAAGTGTTAACCGTAGGACGTACCCAATAGAAAGGATCAATGAAAATGCAAAACGTTACCCGAACCATGACCGAATACGAGGTCACCGCGTATTCGGTGTGTGAATCCGACGGAGAGGTGGGATTGAGCACCATTGCGGAATGCACCGTCCATTCCACCACAATGAACAAGGGGGAGGCCCGTGCGGCCCTGATGGAGGCCACGGGAACGGCCGTCCCCCGAGGATGCACGGTGGTCTGGAAGCCCGTGAAGACGGTGAAGCACGCCATGCCCCTTGACAAGTTCTTGGCCGAAAGCGTCGTGATCGAGGAAAAGGAGATCTAGAATGAACGAGGGTCAGGCTATGCCGAAGGGTCTTGCTATCATCATCAAACGCGAGGGCATTGCACCCGAAGTCCCGACCGCTGACGTTCAGTAACCAGAAAAGAAAGGTGTTTTTCATCATGTCTGACGAAATCGTTGCAATCTCCACCGCAGACGTTACCAGCGATATGCGCGAATACGACGTGCGCGAGTTGGAAGGCGGCAACCTTGCTGCTTTCTGTTCCGTAAAAGCGGAGTCGATGAAGGACAAGGCGCTTGTGTTCAACGCCGCCAACAACCCGCAGCATAAAATCGCGGACTTCATCAACAAGAAAATCATGCTGCGCGACGTGTACGCCGAAACCCTTGAATTGGTCAACAAGGAGACTGGCGAATGTGACAAGGCACCGCGAATCGTCCTCATTGACGATAAGGGCGAAGCCTATGAGTGCGTTTCCGTCGGTATGTTCTCCGCTTTGAAGAAGTTGATTGCCACTTTCGGCGAACCTACTTGGGAGCAGCCCATTCCTGTGGTTGTCAAGCAGGAGAAGGTAGCGAACGGCTCTATGCTTACGCTTTCCGTCCAGTTCTAGGGCTTACCCGCATATCAAGCAGACTAGGAGCCGCCACTTTCGGCGGCTCCAGTTGTAAGGAGCGCCTATGTACGAAGTAAACATGCTGTCGATGGCCGACAAGGACTTGCTGAGCGAGTTCCTTTACCGTTCCATATGCCGTGTTCTGAACGTCAACGTGTCCTTTTGGGACGGGGCGGTTCCGCAAGGGGTGAGCGTTTTCGTCGCGCATCCCGATACGGGAACGTTCGAGTACATGTTCACCAAGGACACGAAATATCCGGTAAGGCGGGACGACATTGACGAGGTTCTTCCCTTGCTGGAAGCTTATGGGAACGTGCGTGCGGGCGGCCTGGTCTACTACCTTAACTCCTGCATGGTTCCCGTCGTGTCGAAGCACAGGGCTTATCCGTATTGAGGAATGATGCATATGATAACGAAAAACGGAATATGTTATGATTTGTCGCGATCTCCGTATGTTTGTTCGGTGGCGAATTGGACTTACTATTTTTCAAGCCCTTCGCATATGAACAAGTTCAAAAGTAACATATCGTCCAACAGGGACTGGCTTAACGATTCCATGTCAAGGCGGTTCAAGTTCACGATGAGCCTTGACTTGCTGGCAGACCTGTCCTTGTACAGGAAGACGGAGACTAGAGGATTCTTGGTTCGCGACGAGATGTCCGGGATGGTATACGAATGTCCAGAGAATATAGAATATCGTGGAACCATAATCAGTTGAGAAAACTCAACTCTGCGGTGAGGCGGTACAACAACGCCATTCGCCGGGCCGTGCGGAACAACCCCCTGGCGGAACTCTACTTGCCTAAGGAGGTGTCGTACAAGGATGTCAAGGCGTCCATAACGACGGCCCGGGCGCTTAAGAATACCGTGAACCGGCTGACTAGAATCACCAGGCCAAAGGCCCTCGAACCCGTTCAGCAGCAGGACGGCTCCATCGTCACCCGTTACGAGAGGCACGAATACGCCGTGCTGAAAAGCGTGCGGGAGAGGAAAAAGAGCATGAGGGCCAAGGCGGAGGGAGTGGTTCAGCCAACGGCGGGTGCCGGAAATCTGAAGCAGGCTGTCCTTTCCAGGGACACACGCCCGGTGTCAACGTTGGGAGCCGGAGCGATAAGGCGTTTCATAGAGACGCAATCGCGTCAACTCAACATGAGCAACGAGGAACAGGTTAGACGTTACTATACCAATTACATGAAAGCCCTGTGGAGCGTTTTCGGAGGTTTTCCCGAGCATGATGCCGATATCGAACATATCCAGGAAACCATACTGGCGATGGCGAAGGACGATTGGAAGGCCCTCGTCAAGGCCATCGAGGATTCCCCGAGCATCTCGTACATCTACGGCCCGCAGGAAAGGGAAGCAAAGATGAAGAAAATACTGGGTTACTGGATGAACGTTAGGGCCGTGTGATGGAGTACAAAGACATATGGGCCTTGACTTGGGACGGTGGATTATGGGATGGAAGCGAGGTTTGCAGTGTGCCGACGTATGCGGCTGACTTCGAAACCACGGCAGACCCGGACGACTGCAGGGTATGGGCATGGGCTGCAAGCGAGGTCGGAGACGCCGAGAACGTGAGTTTCGGAAACGACATCGAATCGTTCGTTTCGTGGTGCAGGGCGGTGGAGGGCTCGAGGGTGTATTTCCATAACCTCAAGTTCGACGGAAAGTTCGTGCTGCACCACCTTCTGTCCAACGGGTGGACGTGGGTTGCGGGAAAGGACGATGCCAGACACAAGACGTTCACGACCCTTATAAGCGACATGGGGCAGTTCTACAGCATAAAGCTTTACTTCACCCCCGTAGTTGCAGTGGAGTTACTGGATTCCCTCAAGGTGATACCCCTTCCGGTCGCATCCATTCCAAAGGCGTTCGGCCTGTCAATCGAGAAATTGGACATAGACTATCTGGAAGCCCGGGAACCGGGACACGTCCTGACCGACAAGGAAAGGGCATACGTAGCCAACGACGTGAAGATAGTGGCTTTGGCCTTGCAGGAAATGTACGAAAGGGACATGAAGCGCATAACCGCAGGGTCGAACGCGTTCCACCATTACGTGAAGTCGATAGGTGGGAAGAAGCGGTTCCGGGACTGGTACCCCGAGCCCGACTACGACCTCGATCTGAGGAAGGGAGGTTGCTACAAGGGAGGATTCGTGATGGCGAATCCGGACTTTGCAGGGAAGATAGTGGGCCCCGGCCTGTCGTTCGACGTCAATTCCCTGTACCCTTCCGTGATGGCTTCGGTGCATGGCGAAGTGCTTCCGTATGGGGAGCCTGAAGCCTATGAGGGCTCTTACGTAGAAGACCCAGAAATGCCGCTTTACATACAGTTTCTGGAAGCCGACTTCACGGTGAAGGAAGGTCACATCCCCTGCATGCAACTCAAGGGGAACAGGCTTTTCGGAGAGACGGAGTACATAAGGGATTCGGGCGGGCTGCAGCCCCTGTGCCTCACGTCGGTGGACTTGGAAATGCTTTTCGAGCAGTACGACGTTCATGACGTGCGCTACGTGAGGGGCTACAAGTTCAAGGGTTCCACGCTGCTTTTCAAGGATTACGTGAGGGAGTGGTCGGAGGTCAAGCAGAAGGCGACTGTAGAGGGAAACCCTGGAATGCGAACCATTGCGAAACTTCAGCTTAACTCCCTTTACGGAAAGATGGCGACCAATCCGGTCAAGCAGTCCCGCATGCCGTATCTGGACGAAGGGGTGGTGAAGTACGCGCTGCTGGACGAGGAACGAAAAGAGGCCGTCTACCTTCCCGTCGGTGCGTTCATAACCGCGTATGCACGCGCGTTCACCGTGCGTGCGGCGCAGGCGAACAGGCATCGATGGCTCTACTCGGACACGGATTCCAACTACTTCCTGGGCACAGAAATGCCAGAGGGCATGGAAGTGGACGACGTGGAACTTGGGATGTGGAAGCTTGAGCACCGGTTCGACCGGTTCAAGGCGCTTCGTGCCAAATCGTACTGCTTCGAGGAAGGCGGGGAACTGGTCGTGCATTGCGCCGGGATGCCGTCGCGTTGCCATTCAGGGGTCACGATGGAGAATTTCGCGTTCGGCAGACGGTTTGCGGGGAAGTTGCGCCCGAAGGACGTGAAAGGTGGTACAATACTCGTGGAGGACGTTTTCACGATTCACGAATAGGAGGACGAAATGGCAAGCAGGTACGAACCCACCCTGCGCGAACTGGCTATGGAGCCGGACGAGGAACGCCGCCTCGAAATGGCCGCCGAGATAGACCGCGACGCCGCGGATTTGGACGAAAGGTGGGACAACCGGGACGCATATGCGGGCCTCGAGGCCGAGCGCGACCGTCTTGCGGCGGAGCGCGACGACGCGATTGCCGACCGCGATTCCTGGAAGGAGCGCTACGCGGACAGGTTCTTCGATTCCGGCGAGGGAATCACCGACCGCCAGGACGTCATCGACCGCCACGCGGCGGACATTCGGAAGGAATCCCGCCCGCGAGGCTTCGCGGCGCTGTGGGACGACAGAATCAACTAAAGGAGGACACACATGCCTACCAAGACAAGCACCGTGCCGGCGAAAACGAAGATCGACCCGGTGGCGGTGACCACCGCGCTGATGGAGGAAACCCCGGAACTGGCACAACCGCTTCTTGCACGTGGAGTGATCGAGAAGGCCGGGGACGGAACCATCAGCATTTCGGGAACCACCGAGACGATCCACAAGATCGGGGACTACATCCTCAACTACACGCCTGCCGCGAACGCGTACCTGGACGCGCTCGTCAACCGTATCGGGTTCGTCATCATCTCGTCCAAGATGTACACCAATCCGTGGTCTGCGTTCAAGAAGGGCCGGCTCGAGTTCGGCGAGACGGTGGAAGAGATCTTCGTGAACCTGGCGCGTCCGTACCAGTTCAGCCCTTCCAAGGCCGAACAGGACGTGTTCAAGCGCACCATCCCGGACGTGCGCGCGGCGTTCCACACGATGAACTTCCAGAAGTACTACCCCATCACCATCACCGACGACCAGCTTCGTCAGGCGTTCCTGTCCTGGCAGGGAATCTCAGACCTGATAGCGGCAATCGTGGAAAGCGTGTACACCTCGGCCCAGACCGACGAGTACCTGGTCATGAAGTACATGCTGGCGCGCGCGATTCTCAACGGCTACGTCCAGTCGGTGCCCATTCCCAGCGCCACCAAGGAGAACGCCGTTGACGTTGCCACGGTGTTCCGCCAGACGGCGCGGCTCTTGGAGTTCCAGAGCAACAAATACACCATGTCCGGCGTGACCACGCACACGAACATCGAAGACCAGTACATCATCGTCACCGCATCGTTCGAGGCCGTTATGGACCTGAACGTCCTGGCAAGGGCGTACAATCTGGATTACGTGCAGTTCATCGGGCGCGTGGTTGCCGTGGATTCCTTCGTGGACATGGATTGGCAGCGCTTGCAAGACCTGTTCACCGACGAGAACGGCGTCACCGACCCGTCGTTCGCCCCCTGGACGGAAGACGAGGTGACGGTTCTTCAAGGCGTCCCGGCCATCACCACTTCCCGCGACTTCTGGCAGGTTTGGGACAACTTCGAGAAGATGACGGAGAACTACAACGGCAAGGGCCTGTACTGGAACTACAACTACCATGTGTGGAAGACGTTCTCCATCAGCCCGTTCAACCAGGCCGTCGCGTTTTCCGACGTGGCTTCGTCCATCACCGCCGTCGCCGTCTCGCCAACGGCTGCGACCCTTCCCAGGGGAGCAGACCTGGCCATCGAGGCGACCGTGACGGGAACCGGCGTGATCAACAAGGGCGTTCAGTGGACGCTTGCAGGAAACGCCTCTTCGGGCTCCTACGTCTCCGACGCCGGCAAGGTTCACGTCGCCAAGGACGAGACGGCCACGACGCTTACCGTGACTGCAACGAGCATTGCGGACGCCAAGAAGTCGGCTTCCGCGACCATCACCGTGTCCGAGTAGTCTGAGTGCGAGGGACTGTTCCAAGTCCCTCGCATCCGGGAGGTCTTCATGCCGTTTCAACCGTCAACCAACGTCTACATAGGGACGGTTCCCTTCGACCCGTCGTACAGGCATGTGCGGTACTTCTCCGACAGGGAAGCCCAACAGCAGTATTTCGCCGCCCTCTGCCCCATGTCGCTAAGGAGAGAGGACTACACGTACCAGCGGGTCGACGATTCCATAGTGGTGCCGTTCAATGCCGAGACCTTGTACGGGTACAATTACTGCATGTTCAAGAACGAGAACTACGGGGAAAGGTGGTTCTACTCCTTCATAACGGACGTCGAATACGTGAATCCAAACTCGTCAAGGCTGCACCTTTCCCTTGACATCATGCAGACGTGGTTCCCCGACTGCACCGTGAAAGCGTGCATGGTGGAAAGGGAGCATGTGAACGACGATTCCATAGGAAGGAATCTGAGGGACGAGGGCATAAACCCGGGAATGCTCAAGCAGCAGAGCGTGGACATACTGGATGAGGGTAGCTGGGTCACCGTGGTTTCATGCGTGGTGGAACCGACTTCCAGCGGATACGTGAACAACAAGGGAGATTTGTATGGGTTGCTCAATTCCGGGTCTTCCCGTTCCGTGTTCGCGAACATGTCAGGACATGACGCGCTGGTTGACTTCCAATCGTTCATGCAGGCGCTGTCGAACAACGGGCAGCAGGACGCCGTGGCCGATGCGTGGATGGTTCCGTTCTGGATGGTTTCATGGGGAGGGGTGTTCCGCCTGTACGACAAGGACGACGGGTTCGGGTTCTGGCTCAAGAACAGGGTCGATTCCACGGCTGCCGTCCGGGAACACTCGTTCACGGTGCCGTTCGACGACTGCGACGGGTACGTTCCCAAGAACAACAAGCTTTTCACCTACCCGTTCTCCAAGCTGGTGGCAACCACCTCGATTTCGCAACAGGAGTATTCGCTGGAATACTTTTCCTCCGTGAAGGGGCTTGGAAGGGGTTCTGTCGCCACCCTGAATTTCAGCGAGGTGTCGGCATGGGAACCGGACACGTCGCCGTTCCTGTATCCGATGGACTATAACGGGATGGGCGGAGAGGGACAGGATCTGAGCATATCCCTCCCGTCATGGCCTACCGTCACATGGGTTTACCAGACGTTCGCCAACATGTACTCCGGCGGTTACGGGGAGAAGCTGAGCGCATCCATTGCGAACAGCCGGAACTCGTTTTCCACGAACTTGGAGACGAACGCCAATTCGGTGATGGCCTCGATAGCCCAGGGAGCCGTAGGCGGGGCAATGAGCGGAGCCCTCGTAGGAGGCGGATGGGGTGCTGCCCTCGGTGCGGGCGTCGGGGCCGTGAGTTCTGCCATAGGCGGCGTGGCGAGTTCGGCCAATGCCCTGGCGAATTCGGAAACCGCATGGGAGAACCAGTACAGGAACGCCAAGGCAAGTCTGGCACAGGCTTCGTTGTCGCCGAACACCCTCAAGGGAACCATATCGTCATCCGCGCAGTCCTTGAACTCGGGAATGTACCAGACTTGGTTTCGTGTGTACAGGCCGCGCGCCGAGATAGCAAGGGTCATAGACGACTACTTTTCCATGTACGGCTACAGCGTTGGCGAAATAAAGGTTCCCAACGTTGTGGGCCGCAGGTCTTGGAACTACGTCAAGACCAACGGGGCAAGCGTGGTGGGCAAGGTTCCCGCCATGACTTTGGCGCAGATAAACCGCCTGTTCGACCGAGGCATCACCTTCTGGCACGTGAACGACGTGGGCAACTACGCGCTTGACAATTCGATAGTCTGATGGAGGACATGCAATGCTTACCCCTGGAATGTACGAGGGATTCAGGCTTCCCGACGGAAGGGTGCCGAAGAAAGTCGCTGGAAACGCCGTCCAGCGTGAGAACGACTGGCTCAACGACGAGACGTACCTGTCCTACATGTGGCGTCTGTACGACCTGGCCGTTTCCGTCTTCGAATGGAAGAACCTCCCGAAGGGCGTAAACGAGAGGATGGTGGAGAGGTGGCTTTTGGCGAACGGCATGTGCCTGTTCGTGTACGACGAGGCCATCAAGGAAGACCCCGAACAGCGCTCGCCGGAGGGCTATGCCATGCTGAGAATGGTCATGGCGGGCCCCTTCGACATCTACAACATTCCCAAGGAGCGTTGGGCGTACACGGTAGACCCCAACCATGCCACGATGAGGTTCGACATAACCAATTCGGTGATCTGCTTCAACGACAACATAGGCACCCCCACGTTCCTTCAACTCGACCTGTATGCCAAGATGCTTTGGCAGTGCGAACGCAGCGTGTACACCAACATAGCCCAGCAGAAGACGCCGCGCATCGTGAAATGCAGCGAGAAGCAGCGCCTCTCCTTGCAGAACCTTTTCGCGCAGGTGGACGGGTTCATGCCCGTGTGCTGGGCAGACAAGGACTTGGACTTGACCGGCGTGGATGTTCTGGACACGGTTTCGCCCTACGTGGCCGACAAGATACAGGTGGTCAAGCACCAGATCTGGAACGAGGCGCTGACGTACCTGGGCATCGAGAACACGAACACGGACAAGAAGGAACGCATGGTGTCCCCCGAGGTGATGGGCAACATGGGCGACGTGGAGGCCCAGAGGTTCACGCGCCTGAACAGCAGGAAACAGTTCTGCAAGGAGGTGAACGAGATGTTCGGGCTGGACATCGACGTTGACTTCCGAAGCGGAATGTACATCAGGACGGACAAGGAAGGTACGGTTCCCGTCGCAGGAATGGAGAGCGGAACGGTTGACAAGGGAGGAAACACAGGGTATGGTGGAGGAAATCTCTGGCAGGCGCTCAAGGCGGCATTGAAGGGTGGAAGATGAGCAGGTACACGACACAGCTTAGATGGGTGGTGGAACAGGCACTTGACGACATCGGCGCTCCGCACGAGGAATCCATGTGGGAGCGCGTGTATTCGGAAGTGGGACTTGCAGACTATCCGATATTCGAAGAAACCCACAGAAAGATTCTGAACGACAAGATCATACGGCACTACTACACGCGCGAGATAGGTGCCGAGACGGTTGCGAGATGGCGCATGTTCGTGAGAGACGCCATGCATCTGATAATGCCGTATTACAATCAGCTTTACGAATCCGAATTGCTTGCGCTTGGAATGGAGCCTTTGGGCGACCGCAACCTGTCCCACGTAGAACATGCGTGGGGGACGGCCGAGAACATGGGCTCGGGAACCACGGAATCGTCCACCGACACTCAGAACGTCTACCAGGACACGCCATCAAGCCAGATGATACCTGACCAGGTGAAGAGCCTGGAATACGCCACGAACGCGACGTTCGACACGGAAACGGCCAGCGGCAAGGCGTCCAACGAAAGCACGGAAAGCTACGACAACATGGTTCAGAGGGACGAGACGGGATATTCCCGCCCGCAGTCCGAACTTCTGAAGCTGTACCGCGAGACGTTCCTAAACATTGACAACGACGTGGTGCATGACCGTGAACTGGCCCAATGCTTCATGACAATATGGTGAAAGGAGGGAACATGGCGACGGACGTAAGGATACCGCCTTTGAGGTTCTTCACGCAAAGGGTGCTTCCTGCGGTGTACACCGACGAACTGTCTTACTACGAAGTCCTGGCGAAGGTCGTCGACAAGCTGAACGAAATCATAGACGTGGTTGGCGACAGCGCCACCATCGAGCAGATTCAGCAGGTCATAAAGGACATAGAGAAGGAACTGTCGGCGTTGTACGTGTACGTTGACAAGGAAGTGCAGGGAGCCAAGGACTATTCGGACGGTCAGAACGATATCCTGGAAAAGTACCTCGTTTCCCTGATACTGGATGCGACCGTGGGAAAGGTGTTGGTGCAGTCCCAGACAGGGGGCGGAATATGCCCGCTGCAGGAGGAACTGGACAGGCAATACGACTTCTTGAGGTATTATGCCTACAATGCGGGCAAGATGGATTCGTTCGAGAAGACCGCGCAGGAAATCGACGGCTACGATGCGACCGCTTACAAGTTCGACCTTTACAACGCTACTTTGCTTGAAGGCAACACGGATTTGCCAGTGCAGGACGGAAACTAGGAGGAAAGAATGAGCGCTACCGAACAAACGCCTTTTTTGAAGCTGCCGCAATTCGCTGCGACGGACAAGCCGACCTGGCTTGGGGACTTCAACGGCGCAATGTCCAAGATAGACACGGGCGTTGCGTCCAACAACAACAAAATAACGGAACAGACGGGACAGATCGCTGCAGTCCAGAAAATGGCGGAGAATGCAATTGCTACGGCCAACACGGCGAGTTCCGTAGCTGAAAGCGCCAAGCAAGATGCAGCAGCCGCGTCATCCGCAGCATCGAACGCCCAGACAGACGCAACTCAGGCGCTTTCAAAGGCAAATTCGTTGGAAAGCCGGTTCGAACTGGTGAAGTTCGGGCAGGTAACACAGACGCTGATGACGCCATCCAGTGGGTTGACTATTGGGAATTCAGTGATCAATTACGCCCTCAATCAGGACGGGACATACGGCAAGGTATACGGGCGCATACAGGTGACCACGCAGACCGGCGCCAGCGGGCAGCGCGTGACGTTGAAAGCGGGCAGCATACCGTTCAAGAAACCGTCTTCGACCGTGAAGGTGACGTTCATAGGCATCACGTCATGCTCGCGTGTTGGGACGAACGACATAGAACGCATAAACATTGCTGACATGTGGCTGGAGCCCGATGGTTCGTGTAGCTTCTCTTCCATGTCCACGCCGTGGACCGATGAAGAAGTCAAAATAGACATACTTGCCATTCCTATCTATTTTAAGGACTTCGGAGACATGGGGGTGGAGGAACTGACTTCATTGATGAACGCACCGGAAGAGAAGTTTCTCGAGGCTGTTAGAAGCGTGTAATGGCCATGGCGGAAGTTCCAGACAGAGGAAACCCCAACTTCTTCTCGCTTTTCAACGGAAGCCACGTGGCGGAACTGGTCGGTTCCGCCTCCACCTCGAACGTCTTCATGCTCACTTCCATGAACACCGTGCAGTTCCTCGGGGACTGCACAGCGGGAGCGGACGGCAGGATGTGGGTTCTTCCAGAGGAATGCAGGCCGAAGAATCCCGTCCGCTTCATGTGCCCGATCGAGCCGACGGGCGACGTGCCTGGTGCGTCCTACGAGGTCGTGGTGGACGTGACGGCGGAAAGCAAGGCGGTGGAGGTCGTCACGGGAATCGCAACGGGGACTTCCAAGGCGTTGACGGAGGCCACGCTGGCCACGGAAACGTCCAAGGCGTTGACGCAGGCCACGCTGTCCACGGAAACGGCGAATGCGGTCGATGGCGTTGAGATGTCCACCAGTCAGGTGGGGAACCTCGTTTCGAGCCCGTCGCCCATGAATGGGGCAGGGCTGACGGCCGGACAGTACGACGACCTGGTTGGAGCGTCCGCCCTTTCGTCGGCGACGATGACGCAGACGAAAGTGGAAGTGCTTTCAGGCGCCGGCCTGCAGACGGTGGAAGGGGAAGTGCTTTCAGGCGCCGGCCTGCAGACGACCGAAGGTGACTTCCTGGTTTCTGCGACGGCGGTGTCCGGAAGCATCGATGTGACAGGCATGCCGAACGCAAAGAAGTCGGTCATAAAGGTTCCCGACACACCGGGTTCGACGTTCGCCGTCGTGACGGTGATGCCTGACGGGACGATATCCGGAGAGCCGGAAGTTCTGCATTACACCAACGGGCACATGTTCAGCATATCGGACAACTGGTATTTGGAGGGATAGAATGGAATTCGTGGAAGAACCGCAGTTATGGGCAATGGGGTTGTCGTGCGTCTTCATGTTGCTGGACATCGTGTCGGGCTTCGTGGGCGCGTTGAAGAACCGGTGCGTCAACTCTTCCAAGATGAGGGACGGCATATTCAACAAGGCCGCGCTCTTGATCGTGGTTTTCGTGGCATGGCTGGTAGAGTTCACGGTCAGGCATGTGCCGGGTCTTGGCTTCGACATGCCGCTTCTGATTCCCGTCTGCGTCATCGTCATACTGATGGAGGTCGCAAGCGTCATGGAGAACGTGGCGAAGATAAGCCCGGCGCTTGCTGGCAGCAGGCTTTTGAAGTTCTTCGATTCGGAAAAGGAGGATTGAGGCATGGAAAGACCGAACGACCTGCCAAACCCGGAAAACTCGGTTTCTTTCGAAGACGTTGCGGAAGTGGAGGTGATCGACCATGGGGACGCCGAATGACGTGCTGCGAATCGCTGCCGGAGAGATAGGGTACTATGCTCCGGACGACCCGCAGCCGGGAAGCAAGTACGGGCGATGGATGGCCGACGTGACGGGTGAATCCTGGCTTGCAGGCCCGTCAACCGAGGTATGGTGGTGCATGATCTTCGTGTCCTGGGTCTTCGCGCAGGCCGGAGTGGACTTCCCGGGCGCGCCCTCGTACAACACGGATTCGACGCTCGCGGCGGCCCGCAGGGTAGGGCGCGTCACCGACGCGGGGCACGCGGGCCCGGGAGACATCGTGGTGTTCGACTGGAACTTTTCCAGCGCGGCCACCGACCACGTGGGAATCGTGGAGAAGAACTATGGCACGTACCTGCAGACCATCGAGGGCAACACTTCTGGTTCCGCATCAGGCAGGCAGTCCAACGGCAACGGCGTGTGGAGGCGCACGCGCAGCTACTCGGTGGTGGCGGGCGTGGTGTCCCCATATTGGGGCACCGCTTCGGAAAGCATGCCGCAGCCGGGAAAGATCGACGTGGACGGGTATTTCGGGCCCGACACGGTGCGTCTGTTGCAGGCGACGCTCGGGACGGAACAGGACGGAGTGGTGTCCAACCAGGACAGCCGCGACATGTCGGCAATCGGCGGAGTGCCCTCCACCGCCTGGCAGGTGGGCCGGGGCGGATCCGACGTGATCGCCGCGCTCCAGTCCAAGGTGGGCGTGGAGGCAGACCGCTACTTCGGGCCGAACACGTGCCTCGCCTTGCAGCGTTACCTCGGCACCGAGCAGGACGGCGTGCTGTCCCGCCCGTCAGAGTGCGTGAGGGAAATGCAAAGACGATTGAACGCCGGAACGTTTTGATGTATAATGTCATTGCGCCGTTAGGTAAGCTGGTTTCTCGACTCTGTGGGGCTCGTCCTGAAAAGATGCACAGGTCGAAAGGAGAATGCCCACTCAGTGCCTTCCCTATCGGTAGCAACCCTGTTTCGAGCGCCCCGCTTGCATGTCATGATGGGGCGCTCTCTTTATATGGAGGCGGATAATGCAAAAGTACATCGACTTCAACAGGACGAGAAGCCATAACTGCCTTTTCAACTTCGTGAACGGCATACGTGGGTGCGGCAAGACCTATGGCAAGCTGAAAGACGACATCGACCGATACATGAAGGGCAAGGGGCGGTTCATCTACCTGCGTAGAAGCGAGGAAGAACTGAAGACGTTGACAACGCAGAAGTCCGGCCGCCTTTTCAACCACGTGCAGACCGAGTACGAAGGGCATGCTCTATGGTGCGAGGCCAACTTGCTGCACATCGACAAGGAGGTTTGCGGCTATGCGGCAGCCCTCTCAACGGCCCGCAAACTGAAATCGGATGCGCTGGACTACGTGACGGACATCATCTTTGACGAGTACGTCATAGACGACACGACTTCGCAGCAAAGGTACCTGCCAGACGAGGTGACGGCGTTCTTCGAGTTCTACGAAACCGTGGCAAGGCCTGGTTCGAGAGACTACGACGTGACGGTGTGGTTTTTAGGAAATGCCATATCCTCGTCCAATCCTTACTTCGACTTCCTAAACCTTGACTTGCCCTATGGAAGCGACATAATCAAGAAGGGCGAGTTTCTGGTTCAGATGTGCGCACCCCCAGACCTGATAGAGGCAAAAAAGAAAACAAGGTTCTATCAGGCTATCGCAGGAACCGAATACGCAGCTTACGCAGTTGAGAACAGGTTCCTGAGAGACAATCGAACGTTCATAGAGAAGAAAACAAAGCACGCTGAATACCAGTTCACGTTGATCTACTACAATAACCTAATAGGTGTGTGGAGAGACTACCGTAACTGCAAGTTCTACATAAGCGAAAGCGTTGACAAACAGTGCAGAACGGTGTATGCTGTAACCACGGAATCGCAGGAACCTAACACGTTCCTTCTACGTGGATTCAAGAACAACTACCATTTGAAGGAACTTAAAAGGGCTTACGATTCTGGATGTCTGTTCTATGAAAGCCAGAAACTTTATAAATGGTTCAGGAACATCGTGAGAATGGGGTTGAGATAATGGCAGAACCTGTGATCATAACAGCAATCAGAAGATCAGGGGTGGAAAACGCCTATATAGGTACGATAGGTGATGACGGATACGTGTATTTCAACGATGCCATGTTCTATAGGTTCAAGCCCACAGGAACATGGGAACAGAACGTGTACGTGTTGAACCGGTCGCGGCATTCGTGGGCTAAATGCACGATGTTCGAAAAGATATCAGCCGTGAATCTTAACGCTGGCGCAGGAAGCGTTGCACCGGGTGGAATCGGTGTCGAGGGGGCAATCAAGTGGGCTATTGCTGTTGCAGAGGATGCATCCCATGGATATGATTGGGACAACCGTTGGGGGCCTGATTACGACTGTTCTTCGCTGGTGTACGAGGCTTTCAGGGTTGGCGGCGGGTTCGACCTGCCCGTGCATACCGGATACACGGGGTCCATGATAGGCGACTTCACAGCTATCGGATTCAAGTGGTTGGCTGGAAAAGGAAATTCAGCTAGCGAATGCGTAAGAGGTGATATACTCCTGAATACAGCAAACCACACTGAAATATATATTGGTAACGAAATGAACGTGGGTGCGCATATAAATGAAAAAGGAACAGTTAGAGGTGGCAGGTCTGGAGATCAATCAGGTAGAGAGATTTGCACCAATGGTTATTATTCGTATCCTTGGAATGGAATATTGAGGTATGAAGGATGAAAAATTTACAGGTAAATGTAAAAAACATAATTGTAGTATCAATAATAACCCCTGTTGCCGTAGGGGTTATTTTTCTAGTTAGGCTTTGGTGTTAAATTATGAGTGTATATAAGAGTAAGTTAATAAGTTTGCTCTGTAGTCGCTACCT